CTTCGCATGTGGTAGCCGGGATGACGCTCCCGGCGGGCGACCGATCAGGTATTACTCGAAATAAGGTAGACGATCGCGGCGGTGTCCGGCAGGTCGCCGTCCACGCGCTCGATGGTCCGCACCGCCAGCTGGTCGGTGTTGAACTTGTAGTCCTTGCTCACGTCCACCCGCGTCGGCAGGCGCCGCACGTAGTAGGCCGAGAGGTCGCCGAACAGCACCGACTTCGAGACCGACGCCGGGGTCGCCATCGCCGGGTTCTCGTAGACGGGGTAGCCGTCGAACTGGTCCGGGACGCCCGCGATGAGCGAGGGCTGCCACAGGAACTGCTTGCTCGAGTCGCGGAACTTCCGCATCTTGCTCAGGGCGCCGGTCGAGACCATGTAGGACCCGATGCCGCGGGCGCGGTAGCCCTGGGCGAGGTTGAAGAAGCGCAGCTCGACGAGGTCGATGGGGCCGAAGAACGTGTCCGCGGACGTGTTGCCCGCGGTGCCCGTCGCGGTGCCGCCGTTGGACGCCGCCGCCACGATGCCGTTCGGCTTGCTGTTGCCGTCGCCGGTGGTCAGGGCCGCGCCGATGTCCACGCTCAGCTCACGCGCCGCGCCGCGGGCGATCAGCTGCTCGAGGTTGATGACGTTGTCCTGCCCAAGCTCGGCGGACCACAGCGAGGTGATGCCGTACTTGTAGGCGTTGAGGGTGACGCTGGACAGCGTGCCGTCCAGCTCGGTGATGCCCGCGGCCTCGGCGGTCACGGTGCCACCCGCCGCCTGGTCCGCGGTCCACCGCGGCAGGACGATGGGCTCGCCACGCGGGGTGGGCAGGACGGTGACGATGCTCGCGTCGAACATCGGCGTCATGTTCCGCATGTAGACGGTCACGAAGTCGGCGAAGGTCGTCGGGATGGCGGAGCCACCCTCGGACTGCATCGCGCGCTCCTCGTAGGCCGGCGAGACGCGGGACTCCCACGAGGTGACGCCGCCGCTCTGGAACGCCTCGATGCCGCGAAGCAGCATCTCGCGGTCGGTCGGGTCGCGCCGCTGCTCGCGGGCCTGCTCGATCACCGGGGCCGTCGCGCCACGGAACTCGTCCGCGGCCTTCTGGAGCTCCTGGAGCCGGGTAGCGCGCTGGCTGTCGTCGGCGAACCGCTGGATGTCGGCCTCGATGCGATCCGCCTGCTCCCGCTCCTCGGGGGTGAGTTCACGGGACTCGGCGGCTGCGGTGTCGAGGAGGTGGCGCAGCGTGCCGATGGCATCGTTGCGCTTGTCATGCGCGAGCTGCGCATAGCTGGTCATGGGGAGCTCTCCTGCTGTTCAGGGGTTGACTCCCGGCTCTCGGGTGGGGCAACGGGTGCTGCCGCTCGCGCGGTGCCCGCCGGTGCCCCCGGCTGTGGCCTGGGTGGGTTGCCTAAGCGGCCTCGTACCGGCGCAGGCGCGCCAGTCGGTCGGCCACGTCGGGCGCGATGAAGGGGGTGGGGGATGTCGTGTTGAGGTGGCGCAGCAGCTTCGCGCGTCGCTCGTCGTCGAGGCCGTCCACGATCCGCTCGATGGACTCCTCGTCATCCCAGTCGATGGCGTCCACCAGCGACCGCACGGAGGCGGAGGTGGCCGCGTAGGCGGGCCAGCCGGTGATGGGCGACACCTCGAACAGGCGGACGGTGTGCAGCGTCCGGGCCTTGCGGTCGCTGCTCCACGAGTCGCCGCCCTTGGGCACGGTGAAGCCGAAGGACATGGACCGGATGTCACCGCGGCGGACCGCCTCCGCCACGGGGTGACCCCACACGCTGTCCGGCAGGGTCGCCTCCGCCAGCAGGCCGCGGGAGTCCTCCGACAGGCGGAGGGTCCGGGCCTTGGTGGAGCCGAGGACGATGTCGCTGTTGTGGTTCAGGAACATGCGGATGTCGGCGGAGCCGTTCGCCGCGGCGTTGACCGCGCGGGTGAAGGCGCCGGGGGCGATGGTCTCGCGGAAGCCGCCCAGGTCCTCGGACGGGGAGTCATACACCGCGGCGTACCCGGCGAACTCCAACCCGCCGTCGATGGAGCGAAGCTCGAAGTCCATCTCGGGCCATGCGATCGCCGCATCCCGTCGTTCCATCTTGCTGGTCATGCGGCCTCCTCTCGGGGCTCGGTGGCCGGGGCCGCATCCCGCGGGCCGTTGTTGTTGGGTGTCTCCAGCCAGCCGGGGGCCGCCTGGTCGGGCGGGAAGTCCTCCAGCTGCGCCACGTAGGACGGCTGGAGCACCTTGTTCTGGAGGAAGAACGAGTACGCCTCCGCCCGCGTCTTGATGTCGCCGCGGAGCAGGGCGTTGACGTTGAACTTCAGATAGGTCTCGGGACCGGGGACGAGCCGGGAGTAGGCGACCTCCAGCCGACGCACGACGGGCACGATCGCGTGCTGCACGTACTCGATGGACCGGTGCTCGACGCTGGCATACGACGACGCGCCCGATTCCTGCGAGGCGAGCAGGTGGGGCGGGATGTGGTAGATGCGGGCCGCTTCCTCGAGCACCTGCCGCCACAGCGGGGCGAGGGCGGAATCCTGCGGGGTGACGGTGTTCTGGACCCACTGCGCGCCGCCGGTCAGGACGCCGAACGCGAACGCCTTGCGCTTGCCGACGTGCTGGTTGGCGAACTGCTCGCGGAGGGCGTCCAACCCCTCCTTGGTCATCGTCACGCCGGGCGGGACCTGGATGAGGCCGCCGAGGGTGGCGCCGTTGGAGAAGAAGCGGGACGCCCACTCGCGCGCGGCGAGCTCCAGCCCGGTCGTCTCCTTGGCGGATTCCACGGGGTTGAGGCCGCGCAGCTTCCCCGGCATCCGGCGCCACGGGATGTGCATGATCTCGGCGTCGCCGTAGGGGGCCTGCGCACCCTGCACGACGTACTGCTTGGCGCCGTTCTCCTTGCGGACCGCGACGGTGCCGGGGTCCAGCACGTCGAGGATGGCAGGGGACATCGTGTCGGGGATTCCCTGCACGAAGGCGTTGCCATCCGACAGGAGCGAGATGACGACCTGCGAGATGTGGTCGGGCCAGGTGTCCCAGCGGCTGGTGCCCGGCTGGTCGTACCAGCCCGGCTCCTCGGGCATCGGCACCTTGGCCTCCGCCAGCTCCATGTAGAAGTCCACCGGGAGGCTGGCGATGTCGTCGGCGATGAGGCCGATGCAGGCACCCTGCGCGGCACGCATCGCGGCCTCCGCGGTGACCTGGATGCCGGCCGAGGTGTTGCCCGCGTACCAGTCGTCGAGGCCGGTGCCGAACAGCTGCGTCGGGGTGATGGCGCGCTGTTCGTCGGCCCATCGCTGCCCGAGGCGGTCGAGGGACGCAAGCAGGTTGTCTCGCAGTCCCACGGGGGCCTCCTTGGGTCAGTCGAACGGGTGGAACTCCACCCCGCCGAGTGGCTCCGGCATGGTCATGGCGGCCTCGTGGGCCAGCACGTCGGCGACGGCGCCGTCGATACGCCCGCCGTCCTCGCCCTTGACGAGCACGTAGTGGGTGCGCTGGTCGTCGGCGTCGTCGGAGAGGCGCACCTTGCGCAGGTGCGCGGCGTGGACATGGGCGGTCGTCAGGTCGTCCCCGTCGTGGGTGTGGGTCCCTTCCGCCAGCGCGGTCCGCCAGCGATCCACCGCGGGCGCGAACCGGCGCGCCTGGTTGGTATCGAAGAACAGGACCACGTCCTCGCCGTACTTCTCAGCCCACTGCTGGACCTCGGTGTACCACTTGGGCGGGTCGCAGAGCATCTTCCCCACGCGATAGCGGGCGAAGGTCTCCGCCACGAGCTGGTGGACCTCGGCGCGGTCCACGCGCCAGTCCACGACCCCCTGCGGACGCTGCCACACCTTGATGACGAACGAGTACCCATCGGCGGTGCAGGCCCGCAGCACGGTCGCGTCCTGGGAGATGGAGCCGTCGAAGCCGAGGCCGATGTAGGCCCCGGCCGGCACGTCGCGCGGCTTGCGCAGCGACTCCCAGACGCGGGGGTCCACGGCGCGACCGGCTCCGGTGGTGCGGACGTTGAAGTAGAAGCGGAGGGCGTCGGTCCACGGTGTGGCCGGGTCGCGGATCTCCGCGATGATGCGGGCGAGGTCGATCCAGCGGGCATCGCCGTAGACGATGGTCAGCTGCTCCAGCAGCCTCTTGTCCGTCCAGTCCTGCTGCGGCTCGACCGTCGGGCGGTTGGCCCAGTGGAGGACGCCGTCGGCACCGGCGCTGGCGTCGTTGCCGCTGTCCTCGGCGACGGACCGCTCGCCCAGAACGGGGGCGTTGGTCGTCTCGATGGTGCGGCCGGTCGTCTTGGCGGCGTTGCGACGGATGGTCCGGGCGAGCTTGACGCCGCCGTTGCGGGGCGTCCACAGGTGCGTCTCGTCGAGGACCGCGAACGTGACGCGCTGGCCCTCGCGGGAACCGGCGCTGGCGGTGACGGGGTACAGCCCGGCTTCTGGGTCGCCGGGGATGAGCAGCCGCGTCCGGCCGTTGTCGATGCCGAGCGCCTTGGCGACCCGGTTCTCATCGCTGGTCAGGATGCCGTACAGGGCGCCGTAGGTGTTGTCAGCCTGGTCTTCCGAGACGGCCGCGATCTGCACGATGGGCTTGCGCCACGGGACGCCGACCGGTTCGCCGTTCTGGTCGAAGTGGTCGAAGCGGACCGGGCCGCAGAACTCCGCCAGCGCGATGGCCGCGGCCAACGGCGACTTGCCCCACCCTTTCGCCTGCTCGATGACGGCGCGGCGGTAGCGGAAGTGGCCGGTGTGCGGATAGACCGAGTACCAGTCCGCGACGAACCGTGCCTGTTCGTCGGTGGCGACGAACCCGAGCTTGTCTTCGAACCAGTCGAGGACGGCCCACCCGAGCGTCAGGGCGGGCGGCTGCCACGTCACCCGATGGCGCGGAGGTGCGCGTACCTGCCGCCCGGCAGCTTCGGCTCCTCGGGGATGGCCGGCGTCTCGTCCTTGGGCGGCTGCCAGCGGAGCATCTGCTGGCCCTTGAAGGTGACGCCGATACCGTCCATCCACTGGCGCAGCTCGGTGATGGCCTTGAAGTCGCCGCGCTCCTTGGCGTCGTAGAGCTGGATCGTGGTCCGGACCTGCGGCAGGTAGTCCTCCGACCAGTTCGCCGCCCACCATCCCTTGAACCAGGTGCCCCACGTCTCGCGGCTCGCGGCCAGCAGCCCGTCGGGCGGCTCGGGAATGGGTCCGTGCTGCCAGCCACGACCGGGGGAGGGCTTCCACTCACCACCCGCGGGCTTGTTCCGGCGTCGCCGGTTCTCGTTGGGCGGGGGACCTGGCATCAGGTTCCTCCTGTGGCTTGCATCCCGTACACATCGCGAGCGGGG